TACATTTGATGTACCTGTTGGGTAGTTGCCATCAAGTTTGATTGTTCCGCTAGATACATCTAAATTGCCACCGCCTGTAATATTACCACTTATATCAACCGCACCATTAATATCTATTGTGGTTGCGTTTATTTCTATTTCTGTATCTGATACTAGGTCAAGAACCCCATCAGCACTTTGGTGAATAAACGTGCCACTATCCCCAAACATAAGTTTGTTTGTAGAATTTAATGTCAAACCACTTCCGTCAGTGTGTGTAAGAGTTGTGTCTGTATCTGCACCAAAACCTAAAACCGCACTATCACTGTTAAGAGTTAAATCATCTCCGACAAGAACATCACTGCCAAAAGTTACTGTGCTAGCAAAAAGACTTGAGACTGCCGCACCGCTACCCGCACCATCAGCAAATATAATATCGGCACCACCGTTTGGTATTGTTACGTTTGCGCCTGTCCCCTGACTGAACACAGCGGATTGACCACTAGCGTTTGTCACAAAATATAATTTATCCTGGTCATTAGGGCTGATAGTGATGGTATTCGTTCCAGTGGGAGATCCTGCCAAAGACAAGACTTTAAACATACCGTCTGTGAGTGAACCGTCAGTTGTTGATAAAGTATGTGAAGTTCCAGAGAGAGTAATACTTCCCACACCATTTAAGGCACGATCTATAATGTCAAAGTTCGTGTTAGTGGTTTCACCCCACGTCCCCGACTGATCTCCGGTTTCAATTTTTTCAATGCCATTGTTAGCTGTATATGTAGAAGTCATGATCTATCTCACTATGCGGCTTTACGTTTTGTTTCTTGCCAATTAGGTGTTTGACTAGGTGTTAAAGAACTCCAATTAGGTGTTTGACTAGGTGTTATAGCTGACCAACTAGGTGTTTGGCTAGGTGTTATACTTGACCAACTGGGTGTTTGACTAGGTGTTAAAGAGACCCAATTAGGTGTTTGACTAGGTGTTATTGCCCCCCACACATTCACATTCGATGTTTCTCCTGTAGCAGAAACACCACTAACTAAAGCATTAGCATCACTTGATACTGTGACATCACCAACAGAGCCAGTGCCTGCCACTCCTGTTGCTTCTGCCACTATACTAAGGGCAATCGTAACAGACCCTAACCCAGAGGTGCCCGATACCCCTGTAACTGCTATATTAGCATCGCTTGATATTGTAACACTACCAACAGAACCAGTGCTATCAACACCAGTAAGTGTAAATGTAACACCCTGTCCCTCAACGACTGTAACACTACCAACAGAACCAGTGCCTGCTAATCCTGTAGCATCAACATTAGCGTCAGCCGATATTGTAACACTACCTAATCCAGAGGTGCCCGATACTCCTGTAGCATCAACATTAGCACCCCCTGTGGCAACAACTGTTCCTAAAGCGGATGTTCCAGCGACTCCTGTAGCATCAACATTAGCGTCAGCCGATATTGTAACAGAGCCAACAGAACCAGTGCCTGCTAATCCTGTAACAGCTGCGTTAGCATCAGCCGATACAGTAACACTACCTAATCCAGATGTAGCACCAGGGACAGCAACATTCTCTCCCCATCCAGCAGACCCCCAAGCCTGCGTTGAGGAGTTCCATCCCTCAAATGCTACGATTATGTTGGCCATTAAGCTATTCTAATTATTGCCGCCGTTGCACTAGCAGTTGGAAACTGAACAGTAAAGTCTCCAGAGGAACTCGTTTTATCGCCTCCGAAATCAAGGACACAAACCGAGGTATCACCAGTGGCATCTTCGTTAAAAATTAAAGCACCTCTCGCGGTTATCGAAGAACTGCTAAAAGTTGTATCGGCAAAATCGGTTAACGCTGTAGTACCGCTGGTAGATGGGTCAACACGAGTTAATGTATTCCCTTTTGCTGAATAACCAGTTCCAGAAACCTCGTTGCTTGTGGTATAAGCAGTGGTTGTGGCATCAAGTGATGCACTGCTTGTATATAAAGCTAACTTAAAAGTGCTTCCGCCAGAGTTTAAAAAATTATGCTTTGCCTCAAGAAGCTCTTTCTTGAAACTGGTGCACATCGCTTGCGTAATTGACATCTTATAACCTCCTGATAGCCTCTGCCAGATCGGGATATCCAGCGTTCTTGATTGCGTTAAAAATAGTTGTTCTGTCTGATTTTATAGCCTCTCTCATATATAAAGCTATAGTTTTTTCAATGTCGTTTTTAAAAGCCGCTGCTTGATCACGTATTACAGGTGGTGCATTTTCTGAAACTTCTACGAGTTTATTTGCACAACGATGAGCTACTTCTTCAGGAGTCCACCCTCGATTTGTCGTAGTCCCAACCTCAACATTAAAATCGTCAGACATATTTATGCTAACATCAAACATTAGGTTCTTGCCCTTCTAGGTAAACCAATTCTGTATGCATCACTATTTTCACGAGCTTCTCCCAAATCTTTAAGCCTTTGTAAAGACTCACTAAACCTAGAGTTATACTGCGTTAGTAATGCATTTTCTCCTTTCATAAAAGTGTATGCCTCAACTAAAGATCCGTAAAGCATTGTGTTAGGAGCGTTTGTACTTAACCACGTAGTTCCGCTATCAGATCCAGCGGTTAGACTTGTTGGCTCAAAAAAATAATGAAGCTCACTACTATAGTTAGCATCAGGTGTTGGTGCTATTATAAAATTATCAACGTCAAAAATAGCATAGTATATTGGCTCTCCTGTTGTAGCACTATTAGGATTGTACTCTTGGATAAAGTTTACATCTTTCTGAAGTAAAAATACTTTACTGCTAGATACCTCTATAGAAAGAGAAAAGGAAGCGAGATAATCATCTGGAACAGCCAAGAACCTATCGCCACTTGTCATCGTTCCAGACACGTTTTTTCTAAAGTACTCTAGATCAACAAGACTAAGTATACGGCGTTCAGCAGATCTAATAAACACAGGTAAGTTATTAACAAAAGAAGTCTCTGTATTTTCTGTAAAATCTTGTATTGCTGTTTTAAGCTGTGCAAATGTAAAACTCATGAGATACTTACCTCTACTTGACCAACAGCCGCTATCATAGGACCAACGGAATCAACAGGTGGGAAAACAGTATTTCCCACTGAAACACTCACATCACCAGATGTAACATTAGGTCTTGGGTTTCTTAAAGCCTGGGGATCAGAAATATTTTTAGGTGATTCTAATTGAGGATGCTTTCTTTCAAATTCATCGGGTCCAACAAGAGAACCGTTCCACTCCTTTTTCATTTTACGTAAAAGATATGCAAAACCAGAGCGGTCTGATATTCCTAACGCTTTTCTTCCTGATGCATATCGAGCCATATCAGTATCTCAAATACTGAATAGAGGGAACAAGAGTAAGACCAGTCCTTTCTTGATCTTCACTAAGGGCTCTTTGAAACTCTTCTTCATATAAAGTCTTTAACACCTGAATCCTGTCTGGAGCTTTCTTTAATGAAATATAATAAGCAAGACCAGCAACCATGCATGGTAGGAATCTAAAAGGCATATCAGAAGTATTCTTTAATGTGTCAAAATCTTCCATGCGTTTCATGAAATAATATACAATTTGATCGGAAGAACTATCTGGTGTTGGCCATAAATTAATTTCTGGAACAGTAAGACGGCTATAGTAAAACTGAGATGGTCTGCCTGTCGTGGTCTTGTTTGGAATAGATAAATACTCACCACGGCTAATCAACTGAAGATCAAAATCTGTATTGTCTCTACGAATAACAGCTTCTAGAACACTAACAACATCAGCAGTCAAAGTTAAGGTGGCCGTGCCTGCGGTTAAAGTTGTTGTTTGTTGTCTAACAGTCCAAAGATTAACCCCTCGATTAGCCCATTCAGCCAACATGATATTCATGGATCGTCTAGCTGTTCTAGCATCGTATCCTGTTCGCATCTCAAGACCGCACCGCTCATAGGCTTCTTCAATAATCTCAGCAGCATCAAGGTCAAAGTCAACAGATCCAGAAGTAGTCATTTACTTTTTTTCCTTCTTGTAGAAGTTTTCCTTTTAACAGGAGTCTTTCTTTTGGTGGAAACCTTTTTACTAGACTTTTTAGCAAAAGTCTTGACATTAGTTGGTTTTCCTCCAACTCCCTGCGCTTTAGCTCTTTTCCTAGCAACTGCACTTTTAATTTGACCTTTGGTCATGCGCTTTGCTGTCGCCCTTGGCACACACTTTGGGTACTTTCGTTTACTCCCTTTAGCAGACTTACGCCCACAGGCTTGGAACTTACCGTCCTTTTTAGGGGCACCTATGTCCACCCAGTCTCCTTTAGGACCTTTTCCAAACCATTCTTTAAGACTCATTTGTAAGTCCCGCCTCGTTTCTTATACGTCCTAACTAACCACGCATTAGCATATGCGGAAGGATATACCTTGAACTTACGTTTAGCTTCTGATTTAACCCTTGAATAAAGTTTAGGGTTAGCAGGAGTGGGAGAACCCTTTTTACGCTTTGGCTTTGGTTTTTTTGCTGGCATTTCGTATGACCTCCTTACCTCTTTTAGCTATCTTAACAACTTCTTTTTTACCCATCACCTTTGCTCTCTGTTCCATGACAGTAAGGATTTGTATTTTTCTTGCAAGAGGTTTCTTAATCCTTTTAACTTTTGCCACGGTTGCTCGTGCATCTGATGGTGTAGCAAATTTTATGCTAACTGTATCCTTAGGGTTTTCATCTGTGTAAAGCCTTCTACCACTGCCCTTTGGCTTTTTACCTGTACCAACTTTCGGGTCTCTTTTCTTTCTCCTCTTTGATGGAGATTTAGTTATTTGTTGGGGTATGCTTGACCTAGAAATTGTCATTAGTAACCTCGTTAATTACTTTTTCTTTTTACGAGATTTAGATTTATTTTTTACAATACTACTTAAACTTTTAGCTTGTTTTGCATGTAGTTTAGAAGCCTTTTTTAAACCACCAATAACCTTTTTTATCTTTTTTTTATTTTTGTTTTGCATCATGTTTATTTCCAGAATAATCCCAAGTTATGGCGTTATCATCTAAAACACTCTTTAAAACTAAATTAATATATTCTTGATTTTTCTTTATCTGTTTATTGCTCTCTTCTACTTTTAAAGAAATTATCGTAGTCTTCTTGTCTAAGTCAACGAGCGTTGAACATATCCAAACCACTGCTCCTACTGATAAAGCTATAGATACTCCTGTAAACCATTGACTTTTATCTAGCATCTCCAACGCCTTCTTGCCTGTCGTAAACGACTGTTTGGATTCTTTGCCGCCTTCGGAAACTTTTTCATTTGTCCCGCTGATCTTGCACAAAAGGACTTTCTCCTCGCGGCTCGTTTACCTTTAGGTTTACTTTCTGTAACAGCAGTCTTTAACTTAGAGCCAGGGTTTTCACGTCTATAACGTGCTACCCCAGCCTTAGTCATTCCAGCCCCCGACTTCGTAGAACGAAAATACTTTTTCGTCTTAGGAGGCTGTTTATCTCTCTTGCGAGTTGTTTTCTTCTTCGGTGCCATTACGCATGAAAGGCTGTCAATGTACCAAACGTGGCAACAGTGTACTGAATATATATTCCATCAGTAAAGAGCAAACCCTCGTCAGGAATTGTAATGTCCCTTGTCGCCGTAGCAGAAGCAACAGTTCCAACTTTAAAAATACTTGAGCCAGTAGCAGAAGTAGTTCTAAAATCCAAGGTTCCCGCAGTTGCAGAACACACTACATTAAGACCCTGTAAACGAGACCTTCCCGCAAAAACAACATCCGCTGCATCCGCCGCATGGCCCAAAGAAACATTAGCCGCTGGTTGTGTGCTAGCACTCGCAGCAGTAACTGTTTTAAAAAACTTTGTTCCAGAGGTGGTAGTTGCTGATCCTGGAAGAGTTATTGTCTCTGTTTGAGCATTACCGTTAACATCTGTGCCTGTGATGGTAACGGTTTTTCCGCTATCGCCTGTGCCTGCCGTTGTTGCTGTAACAATCCTTCCTGCATCAAAAGTTGCGACTCCGCCAGAAGTATCCGTACCCCCAATTGTAAAATCGGTATTAGGACGCTCATTAGCAGAAATAGAAGCATTATCAGCGGCATTAGTGTCAGCAGTTATAAAGACTGCTACTACATCAGATCCTGACATAATCTACTCCTTTATCTCACCCCGCAGAATTAGTGCTTTACGCTTCGCGCTTCCAACAGGAGGTAAATCCTTTTTAGAAACCTTCTTCGCTGTAGCCTTCTTCGCGGGGGCTTTAAGTTTAGTCTTGGAGGAAGTAGTCATACCTTACTCCTTAACGGTTTTGCGCGGCGAAGAGATAATCAACATTCATTGACTTAGTTCCGGTGGCAGAACCAGACAACTCCATAGCTCCAATCGCTAAGTTCTCATTGTCAGGAAGATTAGTTGTATGCGTAGCAACTAAATTTCTGTTGACAAAAAACTCAACAGAACCTGTGCCTTTAACATGAAAACCTAATGTCACAGCTGTGCCACTGGCGATATCCACACCACTATCAGTGGTTGTTGCTGTTCCATCCTTTTCTGTAACACAGTCAATGTTGCTATCGCCATCATCAACTTGGAACACAATACGATCTGCTGCTGTTAACATTGCTTCAGGATTGGTGGCAAAGTTTACAGTAAGACCAACACAGATTTCTATTGCGTTACCTTCTGCATCAGTTGGAGTCAGCTTTGTTTCAAACCAAACATCACGAGTCGTGGACAATGCAAAAATCTCATTGCCTTGAATAGAGGCACCATCGTTATCGGTGGTTGCCTGTGAGCTTAGTGTTATCGCGCCGTTTACTACGTCTGCGGCAATATCGGCGGAGGCACTGCTGTCTTTGACGACAGTCCAATCGTCTGTGTCATCAAGAGATACACCTGTAAAGTCATCCATGTAGACTAGGTAATCAGGGTTTTTGTCAACGGGCAGGTTTTCAAACCATTTACGCTGGCCGTCCTTGCCAGCAAACAATACGGGACCAGTAA